TTCATATATCTTTCCATCTCAGGGGTCATTTATTAATCAAACGTTAAATGAATGTTTTTCAGGTTCTGGAGCAAACACTAAATTAGTTTATGAGGTTAAGGGTAATTCAGCAATGTATAATGGTTCCGTTAGATTACTTTGGACGGCACCAAATTATGGTTACTTTGATAATAGTAAAATAACTAAATCAACCCCTACACAATATTTAAAACAAGTATTTTCAGGTGATAGTGACCAAGAGAATTTCTCAATAAATGGTAAGTCAAATGAATATAGTGATATTAGTGAGATGTTTTCAGTATTTGAAAAATCCGTGTTAGATTTATTTGAAACGGAGTTTTTAAATTTTTCAAAATCGGCTTATGATTATAATTCGGAGGACGACAATGTAAATTCACTACCTTCTGATAAATCTTTTAAAAATTTCCAACTTTTATTTAGAGAGTTGATGAAAGTTCCGGTAATTAATGGTACCACAAATACTAATATGGTTAACGACGCTCAACAAAAACAATTAGTTGGGTTTACGGATAAGATTAATAGTTTCTTGAATTATAATGTGGTGTTTAAATATGGTAACCCGTCAAATTTTGATAAAAGATTATTTTATACCTTTTCTAATTTACCGATAACCGACCCGTATACTTGGAAAAATTATACAATATCAACACCTAACGCTTTACCTCCACAGACTACATTAGTTGCGTCCCAAATCGCAAGACCAAATGTTTGGAACACATTAAGATTATATGTTGGGTTTTCAGATATACCGGAATTACAATATAAAAATAGTGGTTCGTATATTACAGACTTTTTTATTGATTTGAATATTGCATTTACTGTTGATAACGTGATTCAGTTTGCTCCAATTATTAAAATTTATGCGACTCAAAAATTAAAAGACAATACATTAAACTTAAACAAATTTTACGCGTTGATGAATAATTATTTAGCGTCAATGGATAAGTTTAGAAGTGATACAATTACTAATTTAATGATTGTTCTTAGAAATCAATTGCCTAATGTTAATAATTCACCTGAAGCTATTATTAATAGTAGATTAGCTGGTGACCAAACAAAAGTTGAACATTGGGAAACATTCAAAGCGTTGAACGATAAATGGATTGCCGGTGGTGATTTTAAAACTAAAACATTATTTGAAGACGTTTTATTATTAGATAGAGCGAGTAGAAATATTGGGGAAAAAATTTTTGTTGATATTTTAACTTTAAACGATAGGTTAACAAAAATTAACGATAAAACATCTATGTATACTTTTATCGCAACCATTTTAACGGAGAACAATTTTCAGATTATGAACTTACCTTCATATGTTAACTTTTACAATGTTCAAGACGTGTCTAAAAATCCAACACCAAGAGCGGAGGGTACTTTAGAATTTGCAAACACATTATTTGGTAATTTTATGAATGTTGATTATAGAGAATCTTCACCAAAGTTGGTTTGTTTTTATGCGGGTAAAACTAGTGAACAATTGGCCATTAAAAATAATGTAGATTATAGGTTTAGAGATGACGCGTTTGATTTAACAAGACAAGGTGATAACCCATTGTTTGAAAATCAAATGGGTAAAAAAGATTGGGATAAATCAAATAAGGTAGTTGGGTTTAATGTAGATATTGGTCCTCAAAATCAGTCTATGTTCCATTCATTTCAGGTGGCTCAAAACCCTGGTTTAGCGACAATGGAATCATTGGCGGTTGAGACTCAAATGTCTAACTTATATAATGGTACCGGAGGTGCAACTCAAAATATTTCATTGTATAACTTATATAAAAATAGAAGTTATAGTTGTACTATATTTATGATGGGTAACGCTATGATACAACCAACAATGTATTTTAACTTACGACACGTACCGATGTTTAGTGGGCCTTATATGATTCAAAAGGTTAATCATACCATTAGTCCGGGACAATTTGAAACAATTATTGAGGGGATAAGACAACCAACGGCTGAGTTACCTAAAATTGAGAATTATATTCAAGTTCTTAAACAAACTTTGTTAAAATCTATTATACAAAAAGTAAAACAAGAAAAGGATGCTAAAGACGCTGCAAAAAAGAATGTATTATCTGAAAAGGCTCAAAACTACGATTCTCAAAAAGGAAATGCAAAACTTAAGGTAAATAATCAACCTAAATGTACACCTGAAAGTAAGTATAGTACTTTCCAACCAATTGAGAATCCTAAGAAAACTCGTGTTAGTTTTTCAGATGTTGCCACATCAATAAGGTATTCAGCATCTAAGAATGCTGCATTAGAGTATACTATTTTTGCGACATTATATATTGCATCGGCAAATGGAAATGAATTAATATCATATGATAACAATTACTCAAATACAACTATAGACCAATATTGGGGTGAAACATTCTCTCGTAGATGGTTTAGTGAAAAACAATATTTCTGTGCCTCATCAAATAGTGATAAATCAGATAGACCTTATGTGGGTTATAACAGTATGGCGGAATGTGTTGCTATGTTGGCTGACAGATGGTTACCTAAAATAGGTTTAATTAAAAATCTTGATACACCTGATGATATTGCTAAATTTTGGATATTATATAATAATACAAATGAAAAACGAGAGGATAATGTCTATACATCATATGATGCGACGGAATTACAAAATTTAAAAGATAAAATTGAGGAATCGTTTAAAATATTTAATCCAACAAAACGAAATGTTACAAATACGCAACCTCAGGTTACAAGTTCAAGACCGGCAGTAAATGTTACGCCAACACCTACACATACACCTAACCCTTCACCAACACCTACACCACAACCACAACCACCAACACCTACGTTACCACCGGATATTAAAATAGTTAATTTAGGGTTATCGGCAACTCTTGTAGGTAATGACTATAGTTATAGTAATATCCTTCAATCTAATGGTCAATATCTTGTTTTAAGAATTGTGGACCCTAATTTTGAGTTTACTAAATTAGGTCTTAAAGGTTTTTATAATTCTAATAATGAATCCGTACCATATGGTTGTGATGGAGGTTCAGGACCTTTAACTTGTACAGTAAATGGTAAATTACCGGGAACATATGTTATGAAACTGGAGTATTATCCATTTAAACCTAATAGTTACTCAGTAACATTTACAAATAAACAGATATTTATATATAAAAGATTATGAACACAAAATTAATATTAGACAATTATTTAGGTAAAACCACAAGAAGCTCAGAGAAAGATTTGGGTAATGGTTCTAAACAAGTATGTGATTTAGATACGGGAGATTGTTATACTATCAGAATGAAAGATGGTTTAATAGAACGCGTGGATAACACAATGAATACAAATAAAAAAATCCAAGTTGAAACATTAACAGGTGTAAAACAATTATTAAACGGATAAAATGAGAAAAATAGATAATAGAATCGTTGAAGAAATTGCTAGATATAATTCTATCAATCAATATATTGTTGAACAAGATGCAACATTACCACCACCACCGGCGGAAGACCCTAACGCTTTGCCACCGGCAGACCCAAACGCAGCTCTTCCTCCTGCTGACCCTAATGTGGTGCCACCAGCACCGGCAGCTCCTGAAGGGCCTCAACCTGTTGACGTTGATAACGACCCTGATGTAGAGAAAGTAGATAATAACGGTAAAGTTCCTGAACAAAAAGGTGGAACAGAAGAAATTGATGTTACTGATTTAGTAACGTCTCAGAAAAAAGTTGAAGAAAAACAAGAAGAATATTTTAATAACTTATTTCAACACTTAACTGATTTAGAATCTAAATTAGGTGAGATGGACGGTCTTATGACTAAATTAAATGATATTGAAGCTAAAGTCGAGAGATATAGAGATAAAACACCTCAAGAAAAATTAGAACTAAGAAGTTTAGATTCAGGACCATTTAATCAAAAATTATCAGATTTCTTTGAAGACAAAGAAGAAGATATGGAAAAGTCCGGAAAAAATGAGTATATTTTAACTCAAGACGAAGTGGAAGATTTTTCACCAAACGAGATTAAAAAAACATTTAGAAATTTTGAAGACTCAATCCCGTCAAAAGGAGGATTCCAAAAAATATCGTAAATTAAAAGGGTCTTCGGGCCCTTTTTTTTACAAAACAATTTGACAAACACACGGCTGACACTTATACTTTTATAAACCTTTAAATATTTTAAACACTATGGCGACAAATTCATTAGACGCAGTTTTGGCTCAATACGAGAAAGCAAAACAAGGTAGCTCTTCTTCTACCTCAAAATTCACACAAGAAGAAAGAATGAAAAAATACTTCGCGGCAATCCTTCAAGATAAGGAAACTCAAGGCCAAAGAAGATTAAGAATCTTACCAACTACAGATGGTTCTTCACCATTTAAAGAAGTTTGGTACCACGAGATTCAAGTTGATGGAAAATTCCAAAAATTTTATGACCCGGGAAAAAATGACAATGAACGTTCACCTTTAACTGAGGTTTACGAAGAATTACGTTCAACAGGTAAAGAAGAAGATAAAAAATTAGCTTCAAATTACTTGGCACGTAAATTTTACATTGTTAAAGTTATTGATAGAGATAACGAAGAAGATGGTGTTAAATTTTGGAGATTCAAATCTAACTACAAAAATGAAGGTATCTATGACAAAATCATTCCTATCTACAGAAACAAAGGAGATATTGCTGACCCTGAAAAAGGTAGAGACCTTATCCTTGAATTAACTAAAGCTAAAACTCCAAAAGGGGCTTACTACACAGTAATTCAAACAGTTATGTATGACGATGCTGGTCCTATTCACGAGAATAAAACAACATCTGAAAGTTGGATTAACGATGAGTTGACTTGGGAAGATGTTTACTCTAAAAAACCGGTTGAATACTTAGAAGCTATTGCAAGAGGTGAAACTCCAAAATGGAACTCTGATAAAGGTGGTTATGATTATGGTAACTCTGATGAGTCTGAAGTATCATTTGGTGGTTCTAAACCATCGGCTCCGATTGACCCACAAGCGGGAGATGAAGAGGATGATGATATGCCGTTCTAATCAAACAAAACTTATATTACTTAACATAGACACGAACATAGACATCGTGTCTATGTTATCTAATAAAACCACTAAAAATTAAATTAACATATATATATGGCAATTAAAAAACACGATTTTAAGTCCATTAAGGACAAATTCTCAACATCGGCAAAATATAAGCCACAAAGTTTTTTTGACTTAGGTCCTGACTTTTTGGATGCTGTTGGATTACCTGGTCCGGCTATAGGACACTTAAATATGTTCTTGGGTCATTCAGACACAGGAAAAACAACAGCTTTGGTAAAAACTGCTATTGATGCTCAGAAAAAAGGTATTTTACCGGTATTCATAATTACTGAACAGAAATGGTCGTTTGAACACGCTAAATTAATGGGTTTTCAATGTGAGGAAGTTGTTGATGAAGAAACCGGAGAATTAGATTGGGATGGATTTTACATATTCAATAATAATTTTAATTATATTGAGGAAATTACGGATTATATTAATTCATTATTAGATGCTCAAGAAAAAGGTGAGTTAGATTATAGTTTATGTATTATGTGGGATTCTGTTGGTTCAGTTCCTTGTAAAATGACCTTTGAAGGTAAAGGTGGTAAGATGCACAACGCGTCGGCATTATCGGATAAAATAGGTATGGGTATTAATCAAAGAATATCGGGGTCTCGTAAAGCAGATTCAAAATATGAAAATACTTTGATTATTGTAAACCAACCTTGGGTTGAGTTACCTGATAATCCATTTGGACAACCTAAAATTATGGCGAAGGGTGGAAATGCTATTTGGTTAAACTCATCTTTAGTGTTTTTATTTGGGAATCAAAAAGGTGCTGGAACAAATAAAATAACTGCGACCAAAGATAAGAGAAGTATTAAATTTGCTGTTAGGAGTAAAGTTTCGGTTTTAAAAAATCACATAAATGGGCTTGGTTATGAAGATGGTAAAATTATAGTAACTCCTCACGGATTTTTAGCCGGTAAAGACTCAACAGAAGAAAAATCAAATATTGAAAAATATAAAAAAGAGTATGCGGATTATTGGAAAACAATTATTGGTACTGATGGTGATTTTGATTTAAAAGAAGAAAAAGAAGAAAAAGAGTAGTAACGAATACAAACAAAAACAAGTGACTAAAACACTTTTGGTTGACGGAAACAATTTAGTAAAAATTGGATTCCACGGGGTTAAAGATTATTATCACAATGGAAAACACATAGGTGCCTTATGGCACTTTGTGAATACCATTAGACGATTCATAGACGAACAAAACTTTGATAAGGTTGTTGTTATGTGGGACGGTGATGATAACTCTTCTGCCCGTAAACTTATTTACCCCCAATACAAAGAACAACGTAGAGACAGAGACAACGAGTATAAGTTAGATTCTTTCACTGAGCAGAAAGAGAGAATCAAACAATACTTAGAGGACTGTTATATAAGACAAATCAACGTAGATAATAACGAAGCGGATGATTTGATTGCTTACTACTGCCAAATCTCGGAGAACGAACAAAAGACCATCTATTCGGGGGATAAAGACCTTACCCAACTTATATCGGATAAGGTATCGGTCTATTATCCAAGAACCAAAGAAACTTATAGTCTTGGAAGTAAAATCAAATGTGATTTTTACGAATTCCCACATCAAAACATTAAAACTTATAAGATATTATCGGGAGATAAATCGGACAATATTGATGGGATATATGGGTTGGGTGAAAAGACACTTATTAAGTTTTTTCCTGAGTTACTTGAAAAACCGGTTTCAATTACCGATATTTTAGAAAAGGCTGAAATTCTACTGAAGGAAAATAAAGATAATAAAACACTACAAAATTTGTTATCCGGTAAGACTAAGAGTGGTGTTTATGGTGATGAATATTTTGTTATTAACGAAAAAATCATAAATTTGTCAAATCCTCTAATTAGCGACGAGGCTAAGGAACTTGTTGAGTTATATTATAGAGAAACTTTGGACCCTGATGGAAGGGGTCATAGAGGTCTTATTAAGATGATGATGGAAGATGGTTTTTTTAAGTATCTACCAAAAGGAGATGACGCGTGGGTTAATTTTGTTAGACCCTTTTTAAAACTAACAAGAAAAGAAAAAAGAAATTACAAAAACAATTAATTAAAACTATGAAAGACCAAGATTCGGTAAAATTAGAATTCTTAATGATGGTAAACGATAACATCATTGTACAGAGATTTTTTAACGTAAGAGAGTTCAACAATGAGGGTAAAAACTCAGTAGAACTTTATGACTTACTTCGTGAATTTAAAGACGACATTCAAACACAATTGTCGTTGAAAACCGTAACATATATGACGGATAATATGTATGAAATCGTTAACAATCCAGCTATTTTGGAAACGTCTTATACTGACGGTCCGGAGTACTTTAACATCTTTATCAAACAAAATGATGTGACAATTTGTCATAGACAGGTGGACGCTAAAGTATACCCTCCAAAGATAAGATATACCGTGGATGTACGCCCACACCTAAAAAACTTGTTGATGAACTTGACTGACATCTTTTCATCTAAAAATTTAACAAAAAAATATCTGGATGTTACCTTAAGTGTGTAGTATTTATTATTACACTAAAAGAAAAAATATATGGCGTCAAAC